AGTTAAAATTTACAGACCAAATCTTACCTGGTTTAAAAGTCAGTAAACCATACATAGATGAAAATGACCATATTTTATTATTGTCTTGGATTTTAAGAAAGAATGATGCTAATTCATTGGGTGGTAAATTAAACAAATTAAGATACTCAAGAGATGAAGCACAGAATATTCAATTTTTAAATACATTACAGAATTTTAAACCTGAAAAGATATTCTTAACTAAAAAATTTCAAGAAAGAACATCTTTAACTGATAATCAGATTATCCAATGGGGTAAATATATAGGAAAAGATTTAAAGAAAATGGTTAAATTTAAACTATCTGTAAAGGGTAGTGATGTTTCAAAGGATGTAAAGGGAAAGGAAATCGGTAAAGCCATACAGAATATGGAGAAAGATAAGTTCTTAAATGAAATAGCAGTTCGACCTAAACCTAAGACATTCAGAGATATCTATGATGCTCTTCCAAGTGATTTAAAGAAGAGGGTTATGAATTTAAAAAATTATGACCAAAGAAGAGATGCTCATCCAGAGGGTAATGTTTTAAAACATACGATTGCCGTAACAAACAGAGCATTAAAAACAGGTGATATAGATTTTGCTTTATCAGCATTGTTTCACGATATAGGAAAGGACTCAACTGCAAAACTACATCCAAAGAAAGGTTTTTGGACTCATTATGGTCATGAACATGTATCTGCTAAGTTGGTCAAGAAGTATAGAACTTGGATAAGGTCAATGGGTGGTAATCCAACTGATATTTACTTTATCGTAAAACAACATATGAGAATGAAAGTATTTGATAAGATGAAATGGCATAAACAAGAAAAGATGAAGAAGTTTAGAGCATTTGATAAGTTAAAAAAGTTTTCTAAAGATTTTGATAAGGGTGGTAGAGGGATAAATGATTCGTTAGATGAAAAACTAAATCCTGAAATAAAACAGGTATATAAACTTATTATAAAATATGGAAATTCAGCAAAAGAAGCTTCAAAAATGATGAAGAAATATTGGAAATATGCGTCCAAAAAATATGGAAATTCATCTCCAAGAGGTATGGCTACTGCAATTATAGGACTTTCTCTTTTAGGTGAGAAAGCAAAAAACAAGATAAAAGAACAAAAGGAAATAAAGAAAACCATTGGTATTTATGGTGGTAGATTCCAACCATTTCATTCAGGTCACATGGCTACTTACAAATGGTTAAAATCACAAGTCGATGATGTGTATATCACAACATCTAATATAAAGAAACCACCGAGACACCCAATGAACTTTAAAGAAAAAGTTGAACATATGGTGAAGATGGGTGTGCCTAAGAATCGTATTATTGAAGAAAAAACTCCTTATATAGCAAAGAATACATTGAAAAAATTCAATTCCGATACTACAGCAGTTGTCTATGCCTTTGGTGCTAAAGATGCCGGTAGATTAAAGGGTGGTAGGAAGAAAGATGGTGGGAAGACTTATTATCAAGATTACAAAAAGAGTAAGGGTGATATCAAAGGATTCGAAGAACACGGATATTTCGTAACTGCTCCAGCAAGTGGTAATCTAAGTGGTACAAAGACAAGGGAAATGTTGGGTAATCCAAAGATTGACCAAAAGGAAAAGATAAAGTTTTTTAAAAAAGCATTTGGATATTACGATAAAAAGATGTATATTAGTATGACTAAAAACTTTGGTAAATTATTTGAGATATATGTTAGTTTATTAGAATCTAGTATTACTGGTGATATAGAGAGTGTTGATGATGGTCCTCATATGATAGCACCTGGTGTAAATCGATATGTGGGTAGAGCTCAAAAAGAAGCTGAAAAACTTGGTTTTGATATTGTTGATTCATTGGTTAATACCGATGCTTACAATTCACAAGATAAGTTAAAATCTCATGCCAAACCTTATCCTGATGGTCCAGTTGACACGGTTTCCTATGGACCTGCTGGGACAGGAGAAGTAAGTTCTAATAATGTAATAGAATTAGTTGGTATGGAGATGTGGTTAAAATGGATGAATCATATTGATAGAATTTTATCAAATCAAGAGTATGAATATGCCGATAAATCAAACGATACTACAAAGAAACAGGCAATTAAAGGTAGTAGAGAGACAGCAAAACAATTAGATAAAGAATTAAAGGAATCGGTACAAAGATTAGTATCTGATTTACCAAGAAACGGAAAGGAGTTATTACTTATGGGTGGAGCTTACGGACATATGAGTCATCCGTTTGACAACAACGATTTGACATTCGGGGATTTAAAGAAAATTATAACTAATGGATTGGGTGGTCAATTAAACAGAGAGGATAATGTTACCGAAAAAACTGATGGTCAAAACCTTATGGTTAGTTGGAAGAATGGTAAGTTGATTGCTGCTCGTAATAAAGGTCATCTGAAAAACAAGGGTGAGACAGCCTTAGATATAAAGGGTGTGGAGAGTAAATTTGCCGGTAGGGGTGATATCAAAAATGCCTTTGTCTACGCTATGAAAGATTTATCAAAAGCAGTTGGTGCTTTATCTGAAAAACAAAGATTTAAAATTTTTGGTGAGGGTTCTAAGTTCATGAGTTTGGAAGTTATGTGGCCTGCAAGTGAGAATGTTGTTAATTATGATATAACAGAATTAATGTTTCATGGGGCGATGGAATATGATGATAGTGGTAATGTAATAGGTCAAGCCAAAGGTAGTGCAGGAATGTTAGCTGGTATGATTAAACAAGTTAATCAAAATATACAGAAACATTATAATATTAAAAAACCACATTTTATGACAGTACCAAAACATCAAGATTTTGGTAAGTTAAAGGATAAATTCTTAGGTAGGTTGAATAAATTAAGATCAACATATGGTTTAAAAGATAAAGATACTCTATCTATGTATCATCAAATGTTTTGGCAAGAGTTTATTTTTAATGGTGCTAAACAATTTAATTTTAAGATCAACACATCTATGTTGACAAAGTTAACTAAACGATGGGCTTTCTTTGATAAATCATATAAGATACCACAGATAAAAAAGGATATGAAGGATAATCCTAAATTTTTAGATTGGGTGTTAACTACAGATAAGGTGGATAAGAACAGAATGGTCAAGGATAATATGAAACCATTTGAAGAATTATTTTTTGAAGTGGGTGCTACGATACTAAAGAATATGGACGGTTGGATGGCAGTTAATCCAGCAAAATCAGTACAGAATATGAGGAAGAAAGTAAAGAAAGCTATAAGTGTTGTAAAAGCTGGTGGTGATTTAAAAAAGTTAAACAGATTAAAAGTTCAGTTAGATAGATTAAATGCCATTGGTGGTTTCGATGCTATTGTTCCAACCGAAGGAATTGTATTTAAATACAAAGGTAATACCTATAAGTTCACAGGTGCTTTTGCTCCTGTTAACCAAATAACAGGTATGATGTATTTCTAATGATTAAGTTAAAAGATTTATTATTAGAAGATATATCAATGTCTCAGTTAAATCAAGTGGAGACACACTTGGATAAGATATGGGCTAAAGTCGGTATTGATGTGGAGTTTACAAGACATTTTCATGATAGAGTTAATGATGCTAGAAATGGTAAACCAATTAATACTGCTGAGCTACTTAGAATTTATAAACAGATATACAAAAGATATGGTAAACCGATATCTCAATTGAGCAAAGGAACGGAAATACTATTAAAGGATATGTCAACTGATATCAATGTACCAGTTGTATTGAGATGGAATGGTAGAGAGCTTGAGATGATAGCAAAAACCGTGATGCGTAAAAAGAATTTTAAAACAAGAACAAAGAAGTATTCAATATGAGCAATATAGAAAAAATAAGAAAAATGGCAAAGGGTATTTATAATCGCCCCATTCAAGTTGGTTATACACCTAAGAGTATTAATGAAAGATCCGAGGGTGAAATTTGGGAAGAGCCAAGTGGTAGAAAGTTTGTCATAGAAGATGGTAAGAGAAAACAAATCACCAAAGTTCCACCAAAAGGTTTTGATAAATGTAATGGTTGGGAAAAAAGTGATTGTAGTAAACTTATTTTAAAAACACTTGATCAACAAACATATAATCGTACAGGTAAGTGTAGAATATGTCAGATGGAATTTGAAGCTGATCTTCATAGAAAGGGTAAGTGGAATGAATGGGTTGCTGATATGGAAAAACAAAGATGGGAATCTATAAAAGCTGAATATGAACAAGAGATGGGAGAGATAAAAGAAGATAATCCATTTGACACTAAATTAGCAAATGCTATAGCAAAGGAATCTCATAGGTGAGTGATCTAAAACAAGCGATAAAACAAAACTATGTAAAGTGTGTACAAGATCCATCATACTTTATCAATCAGTATTGTACTATTCAACATCCTCAAAGGGGTAAGATTAAATTTAAATTATATGATTTTCAATTTGATGTATTAGAAGAATATCAAAAAAATGATTATAATATAATTTTAAAATCACGGCAATTGGGTATATCAACACTAAGTGCTGCCTATTCCCTATGGATGATGTTGTTTCAAAATGACAAAAATGTATTGGTTATTGCTACAACCAAAGATACTGCTAAAAACCTAATAACAAAAACTCGTGTTATGTACGATGGTTTGCCAGTTTGGTTAAAGACACAGATTGTTGAGAATAACAAATTATCTCTGATATTTAAGAATGGATCACAAATAAAAGCTATTGCATCTAACGAGAGTGCAGGTCGTTCAGAAGCCCTATCACTTTTGATATTAGATGAGGCTGCTTTCATTGATAAGATTGATACAATATGGACTGCTGCTCAACAGACATTGGCTACTGGTGGTCGTTGTTTAGCCATATCGACACCTAATGGTGTGGGTAATTGGTTTCACAAGACTTGGATTGATGCCACAGATGGTGTGAATAAATTCAATACGGTAAAACTCCATTGGAGTGCTCATCCTGATCGTGGTCAAGAGTGGAGAGATGAACAAGATAAGAACTTAGGTCCTTCACAGGCTGCTCAAGAGTGTGATGCTGACTTTCTTAGTTCTGGTCGTTCTGTTGTCGATCCTGCTATCTTGGAATGGTATAAGGAAAAGATATGTTGTGAACCAACGGAGAAAAGTGGGTTTGATAGAAACCTTTGGATATGGGGATATCCTGATTATTCCAAAAAATATATAGTGTGTGCTGATGTTGCTCGTGGAGATGGCACGGATTACTCGGCTGCTCATGTATTTGACTTAGAAGAGATGGAACAAGTTGCGGAATATAAAGGTCAGTTAGGAACAACAGAATTTGGTAATTTCTTAATTGAACTTGCCACAAAATACAATGATGCTCTATTAGTAGTGGAGAATAACAACATAGGTTGGGCTACACTACAGACGATTATCGATAGAGGATATGAAAATTTATTCTATCAAGAGAAGAATCATTTAGTAGTTGATGAGGAAAATCATCATACAAAT